GCTGACGACGAAAATTCACATGGTTTGCGACGCCCGAGGTGTACCGCTCCACTTCACCCTCTCTGGAGGACAGGTAAGCGACATTTCACATGCTCAACCGCTGCTTGATGGTGTCCACATCCCCTCTGGTCGAGGTAGGCCACGCAAGCGATGCCGCTGGCTCTTGGCAGACAAGGGGTATGACGCTGACTCGTTGCGCCGGTACTGCGATCGTTATCGAATGCAGCCGGTGATTCCCCTGCGGGACATGAAGCGCAAGCCAAAGCCCGGCTTGCCGCGTCTCTTCGACAAGCCCAAATATCGGCAGCGGAATGTGATAGAGCGGCTATTTGGTTGGCTTAAGGAACACCGCCGTCTGGGAACACGCTATTGCAAGTTGGCGGAAAGCTTCGCAGCGATGGTCACACTGGCTTGCTGGCGGCGGTGTCTACGACATTTCTTTTCGTACAGTGCCTAGACAATAAAAACCAAACTCGGCGAGTTATGGTGAAGTTTGGGTACAAGGCGGGCTTTCACAGCTCTATGACTTATTCAACCACTGGAAAGCCTTGCAAAAATAGCAGGAATATACAGCGTAACCAAATTTGTAGAACCTATAGTAACGGCATTCAACTGACTGTTAGAAAAATTCCATATACAATATAATTTAGCTGATCGCATGCTCGCCCCTGCCACATCCATACCAAAGTTATTTATCAAGAGATAATCTGGCGATGAGAAATTATAAGGAGCTGAAAAAGTAATTATGTCTTGCCCTTGGGAGTTTTTACCGGCAGAAACAAATGACCACCCAGATGATCCGCCCGTAAATTGCGCACAGGGGGTACCACTATCCGCTATAAGCACCCCGGCTGCATTCCATAGCCGAAAACCGTAACGGGCAACGGGGGCTGATTGAAAGGCTGCCGCAAAATACTCACCTGACAAGGGCGTGGTATTTACACTATAACGAACCATTGAAAAACCGACCCAATTTCCGGGCGCTCCTTGAATTTGTGCCCATCCGAAGCCCATTGCACCTCCGACTCGGTCAAGCTTTACAAAAACCAAAGGAGGTTCCTGAGTAGTTATTGCCCTGGCAAAAGCTGTATACGAATTAAATCCATCTATTCCTGGGGTAAATCTTCCCGAAGACATTACTACCAGGCGTGAAAACTCAGAGTCAAGGGTGACGCTATTACTGTTATTCGTGAACTGCATGCCATAGGACATTTATTTGAACCTCATAACTATTAGCCTACGGGTCCCTAAAGCTGACGTGCCTTGAACAGCGGTTCTGTGCCCAAACCAAACTCTAACTACGCCATTAAGCACTTCTGGTTCGAATTGAATGGCATAGGGGTCTTGGGCGGCAGGGTTTGGCAAAGGTCCTGTGCTGACTATTACAGCGCTTGAATTGGTAGGCGTACATCCGGGCGCGAGGAAATCTGCATATGAGCCTACACTTCGGGGCACGAGGATCGAGAGAACCACCCTCATAGTAAAGGAACTCTCACTTAACTGTAACTGCCCATCCCCCCCCCACGTTCTAATTCCATAACTCATGTATTCAAATCCCCCCACTGATAGCGCTTAACACCATTCTCATCATAAATCTTACCCCCAAAGTTATTTATAACCTGGCGAGCCTGCCCGCCGAGAGCACTATTTATTTCAAATGTTCCGTTAAAAAACAGCTTCCAACCGGCAAAACCGGAAACATAATTATTTGACTGTATGTAATCTCCAATCTTGGCATTAGTTATCGATCCGTCCTGAATAAACGCAGATTTTATATATGCAGAATTACTCTGAACAACAAATGGATAGAAAACATCAGTTGTATTCGGATCGACGATTGCGAAGCGACTGGCCGCGATCAGGACTTGGCTGGTGATGGTCCCTTCATTGTTTTCGACACCAACACCGATACCGGCCAGATATGGCTTCCCGTCTACCGTTAGCTGGGTCTTGATGCTGTACATCGCAGCCAGCTCGGTCTTGAGCGCGTCGACTTCAATCTGCGCGCCGCCGCCGGAGTCGATCTTCTCCAGTAGGTGCTGGCTCAGTTGCGTCTCGGTGATTTGGTCGTTGAGATAGTCGAGGATTGGCCCGGCATCGGCCGATGACTGGCCGGTGACAGGTCCGTAAAAATCACCCTCGTTGCCGATACGGTCGACCAGGCGTGCCCAGAAGAAAAACCGCACGCCAGCGGCCAACCCCATGATCGTCAGGTCTGTTTGCGGGTTGGCATAGTCGCCGAACTTCACAGCAGTCCCGATTTGGTTGGTCTGGCTGTACCAGATCTCCGTACGCTGTAGGTCGGCGGTGCTCAGCTCTTGCGGAATGCCCCACTTCAGCTTAATACCAAACACGATCGATTCGGCCGTGAGGAACGATACCACCGGCGGCGGAGTGGTCTTGCCATTGAGTACAGTTTCCATCGAGGTCGCAAATACCGACCCGATGCCAAGCGAGTTGATTGCCTGGACCTTGGCGACGTAGCGACCAGCATAGATACCACTGACATCGATTGAAGTAGTGCCGGTACGTCCGGCGAAAACCCAGTCACCGTCATTCTTGCGCCAGTAAACCTCGAAGGCGATAGCACTCTCAGGTCGAGTCCACTCAATGGTCATCACATTGACCGCACTGCCCTGGTCAACGAAATGATTGTTGCTGACCGTAACGGCTGCCGGTGGCGCTTGTACACTTGGGGGGATCACCGTGATCGGTGGCCGTTCGATCCGCGAGCCGTTGTCGATCGCGTTGTATTTGCCAGTTACATGCTTGACCGCGCTGATGCTGTACTTGATGTCCTTATCGGAAAAGTTTTCAGCAACCGACAACACCCGAAACTGCTGGACCGCCAGACGTGGTGAATCGATGGCCCACATAGAGTGGGTCGGTGGCAGTTCTTCCAGAGTTTTTTCCAGCACCACGCGCTGGACTTCGGAAGGAAAACTGGTGGTGTCGAGGGTGATATCGCCATTGTCCCAGGTGATGCCGGTGCTGTCCCAGTTCAGCGGATAACCAGCAGATTTGATCTGCTGGGAAATCGCCTTTCCGGTGGGCATGATCAGAGTAATGGTATCGCCCGAGAAAACTTTCACATCAGCGTCGAGAATCAGCGTGTCGAGGGTGGCCGAACGTAGTCGCCCACCAATGCGCCGCCCTACCCGGTCATTGTCGGCCACCCGAATAATCTGCCCCGGCCGCGCCAGGGTGCCATCGAGGCCGACTGCAAAGGTGATACTTTCCGTTTCCAGGCGGTTGGTCAGCAATGCCCATTTGCCGATGCGCTGGGCCTGAGCCTGAGAGGTACAACCCGTCGCAGTGATTTCGGTCTGCTGGATGCCATAACGGGCAATGCCCTCCGCATCGTCGACGTACTGCACCTTCTGCCGGTAGAAGTCCGCCGGATCGTTCCAGCTCACCAGTGCCACGGTGTAGCGGGTCTTTTTCGCCGAGCCACCGTAGGTGAACTTGCCATCGATAACGTTGGCATTGGAGTAGGTATAGACCGGGTCCTCCGGCATATCGGCCACAGCCATGACCGAACCTGCGCCCCAGTAGGACATGCCACGAAAAGTGGTCGCCAGATCTTGCAATACCCTCAGGGCATCGGCACGCACCGAGAGGTACAGGTTGCAGGTAAAACGAGGCTCGGTGCCGCCCTTACCATCCGAGACAGGTTGGTCGCAGTACTGGCCAATGCGATACAGCTCCCATTTGTCCACCTGGCTGGCATTGAGCAAATGTCCCAAACCATAACGTTGGTGCAGCAGCAGGTCGTAATAGATCCAGGCCGGGTTATCAGTCCAGGCGGATTTGAATGTGCCGTCCCAAACGCCGGTATAGACACGGCTCAGGGGATCGTAGTTGCTCGGTACCTGAATGATCCGGCCCATCAGTTCAAACGAGCGTGATGGGATCGACTGGAACTGTGCGGCATCGAATTGCAGGCCAATGATCGCCGAGCCGGGATAACGCAGCTTGGCGTCGATCACATCGGTGATGGACTCAACACTGGTGGTGTCAGCAATCGTGCCGCTGGTGGAGTTCGGTGTCAGGCGCCGTACCCGCACGGTCCAGCCGGTCTTGGCGGCCGGCAGGTCGATGCGATGGGAACGTTCGTACTTGCTGCTGGTCTTGCCGCTGAAGGCCGTATTGACTACGGGTACGAAGCTGCCACCGTCAGTGGCGATATCAATGGCGTATTGCACCGTGTAGCCATTGGTGTCGCCATTGCTGGTGTTGGTCTGCGCCAACCGCGAGACCGCCAGGCGAATTCGCACGGCGGACAGCTGCAGGTTGATGATGGACTTGGTCCAGGGCTGATCGCTGCGCAGTTCGACACCGACCGAAGATTCGTTTTCCACCGCCGGAAAGCCGGGGATATAGGTCTGGTCCTGGCTGCCGTAGCGTGTATCGAGAGTGACACCGCTGAAGTTGAGAGTGCCGTCGGCATTGGCCAGCGGTGTCTCGTCGAGAAAGACCGAACGCTTGTCGTTTTTCAGACCGACGATCTCGCCTTCGCTGACGAGATCGAGGATGCGGGCGTAGGCCGTGCTTTGCAGGCTGTCTGGCGCTTCCACGGAGGGGCGGGGCTGGGACTCGCCACCTTTGCTGCCAGCGATAGTGAAGTCAGTCATGGCTTTCCTTCAGGCGAAATAAAACCCGCTCAAGGCGGGTTTGGGTGAAGTCGGAAATGGGGGACCTAGAGCTGGTCCTGGGCGTAGATCCCGGCGCTGATCACCGAACTGCCGACGATCATCTGACCGTAAAGCAGGCCGACGGGGTTGCCCTGAGCGCTGGTGTTGACCGGGCCGTTGAAGCTGTAACTGGGGCGGTTGTTGGGACGGTCTTGGGCGCCGAGGCCTTTGGGCTGCGGAGAGAGCATTTGCAATACACCTCCCACCATCAATGCTGCCCCCATTTGATAGAGGAAGGGAGAGGCACCGGCAAAGGGGGTGAAAGAAAGGACAAACGCGGCGGCGACCAGGACGGCTCCCACAATGGTCTGCAGTGAACCCGCACGCTTGGAGCCGGCGAGTACCGGAACGATGCGGATAACCTCCCCACCAGTCGGCTTGTCCAGGCTGTCTTCAGCAACATTCTCCTTGCCATTGAACACCGCGAAACGCAGCCCTTTACTGGCACTTTCGGTCATATACCGTTCAAAACCGGCAAACTGCTTGAAGTAGCCCATGACATCCTTCAAACCACGTGAAGTCGTCATTCGATGCGTTCGTCCAAACAACTTTGCAAGCGATCCGGAAAGCAGGACCGTTTGCTGTTTTTCTTCCAAAAACTCTTTAGACATATTCTAACCCTGACAAAAAATGGCTCAAAAACCATCCGAGTGTCCGCAAGACAACTCAATCAGAGCTGGTCCTGCGCATAGATACCCGCGCTGATAACAGCACTGCCAACCGTCAATTGACCATAAAGCAACCCCACAGGATTACCCTGGGCAGCGGTATTGACCGGGCCATTGAAGCTGTAACTGGCACGTCGGTCCGGACTGTCTCTGGAGCCAAGTCCTTTTGCCTGGGGTGACATCAATTGCATGACCCCGCCCATTGCCATTGCAATACCGACGTTGGCTACAGCCCCCCAGCCACTCCCCGTTGCACCACCAATCAGCCCTTTTCCTCCTGCGACCGCGCCCCCTGAAAAGTAGGACGCCGCAACGATCAGAGCGATACCAAT